AGTTAAACTTTTATATTTTTTGTATATTATTTAAATAATTTTAATAATTTTTAATATATTGGTTGTCCTTAACACTTTTTATTAAAATTGCGTTTAAATAATTATTTTTTTTCTTTTAAGGGGCTTAAATTAAGTATAAAATAATATAAGTAATTTGAATTACACAATATTATTAATAATGGAATTAGCATCTTTACTTTTTATTTTTAATAATAAATATATTGTTTTGTATTATGCTTTTATATTTAATATAAATAATATGTATATATGCCTACTATTTATAATTAGTATAATACTTTTTCTTAATGCCTATTTATTGATAAAAAATTGAAATTAAAATATGTTGAATTAAATAATTAAAGTTATTAATATAATTAAAGTTATTAATATAATTAAAGTTATTAATATAATTAGAAGTAAATGACTGATATTTATAAAGAATTTATGCCATTAAATTATATTCAAGATTCATATGATGGTGTTAGTACTGAACGTATTAATTTTGAAAAAAAAATAAAATTTTTATTATTATTACAAAAATTTAGCACATTAGGATTTATGTTAAATAATGAAAAAATTGATGTAAACACAATTAAAATTACAAGAGATGATATTAAAAATTATTTGGAATCATATTTATTAAATCCTTTACATATTGAATGGATAAACTCAATATTTCCCAATAAAATAATTAGAGTAATATCAAAATCATATTTATTTTATGATAAAAAGTTGGAAAAAATAATTAAAAAAGATGAAGACTATATAAATGAAATATCTCCTGAAAAATACAAATTAATATGTGAAATATATAAAAAATTAAATAATAATGAAAAAAGTAAAATATTTGATTTTATAATTGAATCAAATAATTATACATTAAATTCTGAAATATATAATATATTTATAAATATAAATAAAAATATTAAAACTGAAGAAGAAATTATAGACTTTTTTAATAATTTTATTGATCCTAATACTGAAACTAATAAATTAATTGAATATATTAGTTTTACGTTATTATATAATAAAATAAAAAAAAATAATAAACATACAGTAAATTTAAATAATACATGGAATGACAAATTTAATATTATAATGAATATTAAAGATGAAAATTTTTTAAATAATTTACAAATGGATAATATAAGAAATAAATTAATAAAAACAACAATTATAAAAGATAAAATTAATTTTGTAAATAATTATTTTGAAACAAAATCAATAAAAATAATTTTAAATATAGCAGACAATATTAATTTTGGAATATTTGGCATTAAAATTCTTAAAAATAAGGAATTTATCAAATATGAAAATTCAATATTATATAATTTATTAAAGTTGAAATATTTTAATAAAATTTGCAATGAATTACAAGAACATGCAATCATATATTTACTTGATATTGAAACTCATTATAAATTATATACAATTAATGAAAAAAAATATATTGATATTATATTATATAATGAATTAATTAAAGATTATACTTTTTCACAATATAATTTTAATAATTATTGTTTTTTAGATAATTATAATAATGAAGTAAAAACTTATTTAAAAAATAAAATTTGTAATGATACTAATAAAACAAAAAAAAAAAATATAGAAATTAGTTCTTTAAATAATTTTATTGATATTATGTATTTTATTCATAATCCACCATTATTTTTAAGATTAAACAAAGTACAATATTATTCTGAATATATAAAATTAATGGATACTTTTGTGAAAGAATTTAATTATGATTTTATAAAAGTTAATTATAAAAATTTTAAACCAAAATTAATATTTGAAAATATTAATGTAAATGATATTAATTGTAATAATATAAATGATATTGATTATAATATTATTAATATAAATTATGTAAATGCTAATGATATAAATCATGTAAATGATTTAAATAATATTGATTATGATATTATTAATATAAATGATATTTATTATAATTAATATAAATGATATAAGTGTAAATTTATTTTTTTAATTTATAATTTATGTTTATTATTTTTTATCATATACTCATAATTTTAAAAATTTACATATTTTAAATAAAAATATCTAAATTGTATTATATATTTTCTATTTTATATTTTTTTATTTTTATTATTTCATTAATTTTTTAATATATTTTATGAGTACTTCCCTACAATGGGACACTTTAATTATTTATTTTTTCTAAAAAATTATTTGCTCTTAAAAATAAGTAATTAAAATAATTTTTTAAATTTTCTTTTTTTATGTAATTTTTAATTATATTATTTGTCTCATTTACTATTTCTAAATATTTCTAAATAATTCTAAGGACTTTTTATTAAAAAAGCCTTCTATTAGATTTGTATTTAGTCTATTTGTAATTGAATATAAATAATTATTTTCAATATCTTCTATTAATTTATAAAAAATAGCATTATCTAATAATATTATATGATTTTTATATTTGTTTTCTATGAATTTGTTTATAAAATTTATAAATTTTTCTTTATTTATTCTACATGTTTCTTTATATATTTTTATCCCAACAACTTTTCTATATTTTATAGCACATAAACAATTATATTTTTTATATAGATGGATATAAATCTGTATTATAAAGTTTTTTAATGAACACAATTATATTTATGATAAGAAAAAATGGCACTTTAAACTGTTCTATTTTTGTAAATGGGTATAATATTTAATATAAATAATTAAAAATGCATAAAAAATTACAATTATTATTTAATTAATGGAAGAGGATAATATAAATAAATTAGATAATTTTTTTACAGATGTTGAAGAACTTGATATATCAGATTTATTATTAGATAAAATAATAAATTTAAAAAAATTTAAAAATTTAATTAATTTAAATTGTTCTAATAATTCAATTAATAAATTATTAGGATTATCTCAAAAAATAAAAAAAATTAATTGTTCAAATAATCAAATACTAAAATTTTATAATGTGTATAAAAATTTGGAAATATTAGATTGTTCTCATAATAATATTAAATTTCTTAATAATTTATCAAATAAAATTATTAATTTAGACTGTTCATATAATAATATAAAAGAATTAAATAATTTACCACAATCTATATTAAATTTAAATTGTTCTTGGAATAGAATTAAATTTCTTAATAATTTACCAGAAAGTTTAATAAATTTAGATTGTTCATATAATAATATTGTAATTCTTGATGATTTACCAATTAATATTAAATATTTAAATTGTTCATATAATAAAATTATTTCTCTAAATAATTTACCAAATAATTTAATTGAATTATATTATAATTCAATTAATAATATACAAAATTTACCAAAAAAAATTAATTATATTGAAATTAAATAATTTTTTACTGTATTTTAACTGTATTTTAACATTGTTTTAATTTGTAATATTTTACTTTCCAAGTTTTTCCTTTACAATTATTATCAACAGAACTTACTTCATGTATTAAATGATGACCATCAAAATAAGTTGATGTTATACCATTACCATCTTCATTAATAGATCTTAAAATAGGTTTATCTAAATTTTCCATATATGCTAAATTAGTAGCTACAGTATCATTATCATTAACAACAATTAAAAAAGCAGTTTTATTTGAACAATTAACACTTTTAATTGTAACAATAGCTTTATATTCGCTTTCAGAAACACCTTTATCATTAACAATAGTTTCTCTCACACAACCTTTGAACTTACCACAAAATTTCATATTATATAATTATTTAAATAAAAATAAAAATTATTGAAGGATAAAAAATAATATTTATATAAAAACTAAAATATATTAAAAATATTTTTCATTTCTATATTAAATTTTATTTTATATATTTCTTATTATACTTTATATTATATACCTATGATTTTAAATTATGGATACTTAACTTTCAGTACTTTTTTAATAATAAATGTTGAAATTATTAAAAATTATATTTTGAATATTACAAAAAAATTGAAAATAAAAGTTTTACAAAACTTTTTAAAATTGCTATATATAAAATGAATAATTTATTATTAGAATATGGTGGTTTTGGTTCATTAGATAATGAATTAGAAATTAAAAAAGATGAAGTAGATTTTATTGATTTAATAAAAATTATAAAAATAAATGACTATGAAAATAATGTATATTTAAAAATTACACAAACAGAATGTGCAATATGCTTAGAAAATTTTATTTTATCAAAAAGTAATGAACAAGATATTTTAACATTATTAAATGAATATTCAATATATAATTGTGCAAGTTATTATAATTTAATAAAAAGAGAACAATATAAAATTATGTCAAATAATGATAATTGTATTATAAGTTGTTATCATGTATTTCATAAAAAATGTTTATTTGAATGGTATCAAAAAGATAAAACATGTCCATTATGTAGAAATAGATTTAAAAATATAAAATAACTAATAATTAAAAGAATTTGTTAAAGATAAAATAGATTCATTTACAATTATATAATGTCCAATACCTAATATTCCACTATTAAATCCTGCTTCACAAATAGAAAAATAATAATCATATTTTAATAATAATTCATAGGAATATTTTGATTGAATATAATCTTTTTTTATCCACATAAATTCTCTCCAAATTTTTAAAGTTTTAGCATAATGTTGTCCACCAAAACCTTCAAAATGAATAACATTTAATCCATTTTCTCTTACTTTATTTAAAATCCAATCATTTTGTGGAATTTGTCCTCCTGGAAAAATATGTGTTGTAACAAAATTATTACCAATTTTTGAAATTTTACTTGATGAATCAAAAGTAATAATAGTATGAAGAACAAATCTTCCACCAGGTTTTAAACATCGTTTTATAATTTGAAAAAACATATCATAATTTTCATATCTAACATGTTCAAACATACCTATTGAATAAATATAATCAAATTTTTCTAATAATAATCTATAATCCATATTTATTATTTTAACTTTAATTGGATTATAATTAATTAAACCATATTTTTCTTGTTCATCTGATATTGTTATTCCTGTTACTTTAGAATTTGTTTTATCTGCTATATAATTAGCAATTTTACCCCATCCACAACCAATATCAAGAATTGATGAATTTGGTTTAATTTGTAATTTTTTTATTATGGTATTAACTTTATTATATTGTGCATCATTTAATGTATCTGTTGATTCAAACCAAAATCCACAAGAATAAGCATTAAGATCATCACGCAAAAATTGCATATAAAAATCATTTCCTATATCATAATGATGTTTTATATTTGATTTATCAAATTCTTGAGATGATGATGATATATTTGTTAATGATATTTTTGGAATATATTGATTTGATTGATTTAGACATAATGTGTTTAAAAATTCAATTAAATTATCAGAATCCCATTCTGATCTTATATATGATTCACCTAAACCCAATTCACCCTTTGTATAAATACTTGTAAAAAAATTATTTTGATTATAAATTTTTACTAATGGTATTTGTTTATTAGGTTCATTAATGACTTTGATTATTTCAATATTATTTTTATCAATTAAAATAAAATTTCCTTTATCAAATTTAGAAAAAATAAATAAAATAACTTGTTTTGAAAATATATTTTTTAAATTATATTCAAAAATAAAAAAAATAACAAATAAAATACAAATTAAAATAATTATATAAACTAATTCCATAATAATAAATTAATATATTAAAAAAATAATAATTTTATTTTTTTAATATATTTTCTATTTATCTGAATTCTTTATAATATATTTTATTAATAAATTATATAACAAATAATTAAACACTTATATATCTAAATTTGGTATAAATATATTTGTATAATTATTTTTATCTAAATAAACTATATATTTATTTTTTTTACTAATTTATTTACATTTTCTAAATAATCAATTGCTAAAATATTTTATTTTACAGTATGTAATTGTATATCTTTATTTTAATTTTTATATATTGAATTTCTAAACCATATAGTTTTCAAGTAATTATAAATTTTTATCTTTATATTTTAAATTAGTAAACTATTAAAATACAAATTTATATTATTATTTTTCCTATTTGTTTTAATATTATTATTAATTTCTATATTATCACA